CCTCCTCACGTGCCTCAACTTCATGTGGTTGATACCAGTACTCCCAATTCTCCACTGGTTGTTTACAATAACACAATTTTCCGTATCGGGACCGCAGCGAACCACGTATCCACTGTGCCAGGTGCGCCAATTCATGCAAAAGAGTTTTTATATACAACTCCTTGTCCATGTAGGTATCCAACTCTATAACAAAGTGTCGTGGACGATAAGTATCACCCACGACATCACAATATCCATAAACTCCTTCACGTTTCAATCCACGATGTACAATGTCCAACGTAATCTTGTGATTGGGAAAGAAGTTATTCAAAAACCAAGAGGTAACATCCTCACAGAGGACTTTAGAATAACCGTATCCAGAATGACAGACGTAAGACATGAACCCCAGTGCATTAACCAAATAAAAGAACCAACGAAGATAAGTTTATCTTTACTTGTCATGCGACATCCACATTATCATTAACAAGAGAATTGTCTGGAAGGTTGTTTGCTCTGGACTTCATTCGATTCAGTTTTGATACATTCCAACCGTTGGCATCTGCATCGTGCACTACACCATCCAGTTGACGACGCTCGCTTTCAGTACGATAATGGCGTTGGTCATTCATACTTAAATCCTCAAATGAACATAAACATTATAGCATATTATCATTCAATGCCAGCATTTGCAGAGAGTAGAGGGAAATGACCAGTCAGTTGCTGATACTTGGCACACAGTGCAGACTCATACTTATAAAATGTTTTGGCATTGTAAGTCATCTCATCTCCCCATACATTAATGGTTGCCTCTGCAAGAGGAACATCAAATACATACCATTCTACACTCTTACCAGCACACAGTGCAGAATACTGCTCTTCAGTAATGTGATAGTTAGTGGTCGAACATGTACCAGCAGCACGTGCTTTACGAGTGCCACAGTTGTATGACTGATGACGCTTCATCATACCAGTATAGGTACCGCCAATCTTGGCAACTTTGTTATCAATGGCAAGAATGTAGATGCGCTCGGCATACTCTTTGTACTGTTCTTCACGACCCTTGACAGGAACGTACTCGATGGGATTTACATCAGGATTCTTGAGAAAACGGTGCTCTGGTTTAATCTTGGCAGTACAGGCAAGATAGAATCCGTGGTCTTCTGCAAATTGTTTTGCATCAAGTTCATTGCTGAGATTGGTGTTGTGCTCAGCAAGAGGTTGGGGATAGATAGACATTTTCACAAAGTGTAATGGGAAGCACGCTGCGTCCCTTTGACTCTCTTATTATAGGGCATCCAGGGCGGTCTGGCAAGCACGGTGGACAGTTTGAGCAACTGTCACAGTCCCATCTCTGCTTTCCTCTCACTGTATGCTTTAATCACCAGTGATTTACCACCAACGTTAGGTGCACCCATGTTTGACACATACTTAGACCAATCAATGCTCTCAAATATATCTCTCACGTATGGTTGATTTGCCTTGAAGAGATAATGTGTTGTTGTTTCTACTGGCACTTCACTGTAATCACACACACGAATTTGTCCCCAATATTTGAGTGCAAACTCCCAGTATTCTTGATTCTTGATTTGTTCTCTAACTGCAGGAAGTTTGGGTACATTATCACATGTCAAGAACATATCAAAGTCACTGTGCTTTGTTGGTGGTCTCTCTCTTATTCTCAGGTCAGTATACTTATTTGGATTTGTCTTGGACCATATTTGCATACAGCAGGGGACATCATATGGTTCACCATTGAATACAAAACTATTTTTCGGCAAAAACTCCGTGTAGTACAGACTAAATGCCTTGTCCAACTGAAATTGCACCTTCCAAGAGGTTTGCCACTTAGCAGGGATAATAAATCCAATCAATTCACTGAATGTTGCAGCATGATTGAAGAATCCTTTTGCAAGCGGATTCATATATCCACTACCAAATGGTGGATTACCAATGACTGCAATCCTAATGTTATTCAGTATGGGATGATAACCTGGGTCATACTTAAACCAGTCTTGTTCGATGACATCATCACTCTCAGGTGCAAGGTCAAGACCTAAAGAACCTGTGGGTAGATACTGCAAAATGTTTCCACTGCCAGCAGATGGTTCGATAACCATGTCATACTGACTGAGTGGAAACATTTCATTGATTTTATCAACGAACTTCTTTGCAATATCTGGATGAGTATAAAACTTATCCAGTTCCTTTGCTTTCTTGTTCATAAATCAAATCTATTGACATAATTATAGCACATTATCGTGCGTAGAGATAACCACCTGCCCAGTCAGCATGTTGCAGCAACCATTCACGCTGTTCGATCAATCGCAGATCGTAGCGAACACCTTTGGCAGGAGACTTCCAGGAAGCAGACTTATACACTTCACCAGTCTTACGATCAACGAAAGCATGAACACTACGGGAACCGCTGTTAGTCTCCATGATGATCTTGAAATACTTACGTCCTTCCTCGGGGTAGAACTTATAGACAGGAGCATCATAACCACCAACTTTACCATGGTTGCGGGACTTAAAGTTGTCCACCAGGGCATCACACAGCATCAGAGTCCACTTACGGACATTCAGTTGGATGGTGTTCCTAGCGTCTTGCTGGGCAGCGTAGTCAGCGAAGGTGGTGGTCATCGGTTGCTTGCGTATGAAGGTATTATAGGGCATCCTAGGGTCTCCTAGACGCCCTTTATGCCACTAATACGACTGACCACCTCGTCGATTGAGTTCAATCTAATTGCTTTAGTCTTATCAAGATTTAAATTAGGAACAGTATGTAAAATTTTATTTGGAGACCACTTGTACTTCCTATTGTCAATGACGAATCCAAAACTCAATGCTAGTTGAACGAGTTCTATTTTGTTATCAGTTTCTACAAAATCTTCTCCAAGTTCTGTGAGATAATCTCTACAATCTTGTAGAAGAATTTCTCTAGTTTCGGGAGAAAGATCGTAGATGTTGAAAGCAGACATGGTAAATTAAAATGCGATTTTACTTATTTACCTGAAAGCGACCAAAGTTAAAGTTTGCATGAGAGAATGTCTCACGGTCAACTAACTTGTAAGAACCATGTTCATTGTGAGCAACATACCCTTCGGCATCAATCTCATCCAGTTTGATGAACGAACGAGGACCGTTGTTACCACACAGGTACAACATGTCATCTTTGATGGATTTCACCAGTGACCACATACGAATCAGGTTGGGGTCGCAATCAAAATCATCTTCATTGACTTCATTACCCAAACGAATGGCAGTATTGATTTGTTTCTTAAGTTCTGCTGCCTCTTTGGGTGTGGCGAAGTCAACAATAGTGGACATTTGACGTGCGAAAGCAACAACCTCTTCTGCATCTTCATACTTACAGAATCCTTCAGGTTGCACGAACTTACACGTGGCAGTGCTTATCAACTTAGTCATAAGTGGATGTGCTTCTGCATCACGAAGGTCATGAGTTGCACTGTAGATAGTATGAGGAGCAATGATGATGTTCTCATAGATGACATCATCAAATACATAAGTGACTACATTGGGTTGATAGACATTATCACCACCAAAACCGATAAAATCACCTTGAATGATGTTCTTGGTGCGTGGCAAAGAATCAAACGCAACGTGCAGAATGTCTGCAACTTGCCCCTCATGATTGACATCAATCTCTTCATGAGAGTGATTGATTTTAATCTTTTTCTTATTGAAGACAGACTTAGTACCAACAAAGAAAGTACCAGTCGCAGGATCAGTGCCCCACACAAGTGCAGGAGCACCATCAATCTTAACAGAAATGTAAGACTCTTGAGTGAACCAATCAAGAACGCTAAGGTCACCCGTCAGGATGGTATCTTCGGGGTGTTCGAGGTGCGTGTTCTTCATGCAGTCCCTTGACTTGTCTACCTAGACATTATGGCATGAAAAAAGGGGTCTTTCAACCCCTAGTGTGACACTTATTAAACTGTCTCAATCATCATATACTCTACACTCAGATGCATCAGGATGAGTATCACAATACAACTCAAGTGGAGTTGGGTCATGTGATTCGCCAGGATGATTCTCTTTATATGCTTTTAGTGCTTCTAACTCCCCTTCAGTGTGTCTACGTGACTGTGGAGAGATGGTTGGATCATTCAAAAGTTCCTCATCCTTTTGAATGTGTTGGTCGATGTTTTCCATAGTTTTGTGTCGCGTTGTACTATTTATGAGTGTCTTTTAGTCTTTGAACCATTGCATCAGCAAGTGCTTCCATCCTTTCTGGATGAATTGCACGGATTCCCACCTGTTGTAAGGCGATTTCCATGCTTTTCTCTTCGTTTTCTGTCAATTTTCTGCCGTTTGCTGGTAAAGTCATGACGTTCTCTCGATGTGTGCATATCATAACACTAGTTATGCACGGTCTTCGGGATTTTTAAGATTTTATTCGGTATTTAGTTAATTTTCATGAACTCTCACACCTTTGTAAACGCCATACTTTTCCAGATATGCTACATCAACCTCAACAATCAACAACACACGATCATTATGCCCAGCATGAAATACAGAATGACGATAAGGACCAGTATTCTTAAATGCTAGTAGTTTTCCTTCTTCCCATGTCCTGGTTTCTTCCCCAACAGTTAATTCAGCATCTGGGTCACAACACAAACCAAGATGAATATTCATTCTATGAATACCATTTGCCTGAGGATGTATGTGTGGTCTGATGTAAACATCAGGTGATGCAAGTGTAAAGTATGCATTCAATATAATTTTATCATCAAATAACTCTTTAAGCAAATTATATGTGTGAGGACAGAACAACCTAGTAAAGAATGCACCAACATCACTGACAAGTAATTGCAATTTAGATGCTCTTCTCCTAGCATGGTTGTCATACCTACATCCAAAAAAGGGTGCGATTAACCATCTGACATGTCTATCAATTACATAGACGTTCTTAAAGTTTGGGAACGTTCCATACCCAGGTATGCCAAATGAACATATTTTGCCTAGTCTTAATGCCTCCTTTTTAATTACCTCATAGTTTTTAACAAGTGACAAACACAGAGGTTCTTTATCTAGGAAATCATCCCAAAATGGAGGTTCAGTGTATCTTTTAACTTTCAACATCTTTAATTCTCTCCCCCCTAAAGACACCATACATCTCTAGATAGTCAACATCCAATTCCAACATTAAAACTATCCTAGTATTCTTTCCTTTATGGATTACACTATGTCTATATGGTCCAGTGTTTTTAAATGCGAGTATCTGTCCTCTTTTCCATGTCTTTGTCTCATGTCCAACAGTAAGATATGCTTCTGGGTCCTCAGTTATACACAAATGATAATTCATTCTGTGTTTATGATCTTTAATTGGATGTTTATGTGGTTTAATCTCTGCACCAGGACCTAAAACTGGAACAGACGTATTTAATATTTTACCAGTTTCAAATCCATCTTTCAATAAAGAAACTGTCTTTGGACATATGAATTTTCTAATAAAGAATGCTACTGTATCATATGCAAGTATCTTAATCTTATCTGTTCTTCTAGAGATTAAAGCATCATGTTTTGCACCAAAGATTGGGGCAAGTTTCCAATCAGTTGTTTCCTCAATAATCCACCAGTCTTTGTTCTTTACTTTTAAATCTTTTTTCTGTACTGGATATTTGAAGAATAACTTTAAATACTTACCGAATTTGTGCAAACGAATCATTTCAGGTTCAATAACATTGAAGTTATTAACCATTTTAGCAAATATTGGTTCATTGCATAATATATCCTCCCAAAATGGAGGTTCAGTATACATTTTCATGAGACTTCAATAACTTGACTCACACATTTACCACCAAATCCAAAGGAATTATTCAAGGTCCTCTTTACAAGTTGATTTGGATATTGCATTGGTGTTTTAACTATGCAATCATGCTCATCAAAAGAACAACTAACAAGATTTTGACAATGAGGTATAGTATTATTCTTCATGGATTCAATAGCATAGATTGTCTCAACAATACTTGCCGCACCAATACTATGTCCAATCTTACTCTTGGGTGCATAAATTGGAACTTTCCCAAGATTTTCGGTGATTACCTTGTATTCAATGGGATCACCAACTATTGTAGAAGTTGCATGAGCAGAAACTGCATCAATGAATAATGGATCAGTAATATGCATGTCAGCATTTTTCAATGCCTTTTCAATCGCCATCTTTGCACCTTTACCATCAGGGTCTGGTGCTGTCATGTCTAGAGCATCCGATGAGCAACCAGCAGGATATAGTGTTGCATGAATTGTGCTGCCAAACTCCTCAACCTTCTTAGATGATTGGAGAATCAAACATCCTGCACCATCACTCATAATAAATCCATCACGATTATCATCAAATGGAGAATTATGAGTGCCTAATGCACCAACAACAGAAAAGAACTTTACTGGTTCATAGCACATATTTCTATCTGCTGCGCCAGCAATCACATAATCATACTCATCACACAACCTTTGTGCATAGTCAATAGTATAAAGTCCAGTCGCACAAGATGCATATAAAGATACTGATGCACCCATGAATCCATAATGAGTACAAATGTGTGCTGGCATCATGTCAGGGATGCGGTTTACTGCTTTTCTTGGGTTGATTCTTTGCTTTTTGACCATTGCGCTAGCAAAGTCTGCACCACCCTCAGAATCATTGGCAGTTGATGAGACAATTACGGCAACATTTTTACTTAGAGGAAGTCCAGACATCTTCAGCGCTTGCTCAACAACATGAAAAGCAAACTTCTGAGACTCAGTGAATGTTTTTATAAGTTTGGGAGATATATCTGGCAAACATAAACCAGAAGCATCTGCAACTAAACCGACTGTATGTTTTTCATCTTTATCTACCATGAAAGGTAGTTGTTGTACATAATCTTGGTCATTGACCATATTTGAAAAACATTCCTTGGGATTATTGCCCAAAGCGTCTATAATGCCATAACCAACAACGTGGACAGGGGAAACCATAATAACCTCAAGGTAATACTATTCTTCGACAGACCAGGGACCAAAATGTCCGTTACTGCCAGGATCTCTATCACTCAACATATCCATAATACCATCAAATGATTGAATATGCTCTATATCATGAATAAGTTTTGCAATTTGTGTGCACACCAAGGGTCTCTCTTGGCGTGCTGCAAATGCTAATGCATTACGTAGACTTGACTCTGCTTCATTCAGTGAGTCTTCAACAGATTTAGATAACGACATAATTAAAATTAGGCAGGTGTTTCTGTGAATGAAATAGTTCCCCCCCTACCATATGCTTCAGCATTAGGAGAAGCATAATCATAATGAATTGTATTTTTAGTTGTTGAAAGGTTGTATGATGCTCCGTTAAGACCAGTCCATGTTCCACCTCCAGTAACATAAGTCCACAATCCTGCAGACCAAATATCAAGACTATATCCAGAAGATGGGTAGATATTTAAGAACGCTGGTGGTCCAGATGACAGTCCAGAAATATCAACGGAACGCCAAGTAATATATTCCGTACCACTACCACCATATGCTGCAAATTGTGCAGGAACAAAATTAGAACCAAGAGAAGAAGCTAGGTTAGTTGGGAGAGAAGCACTAATTGTAAGGGAATTATCAGCAATAGCTAAAGATCCAGTCCAATCAAAACCATTAGTAGTATTAATAGTGTAGTTAATTGTTGATGCAGCCATAATGTTTTAGTTGTCTTAAAGTTTTTTTTTATTTATCTAACAGTTTTCGTGATGAACTGTAAATCCATCACCATTTTCACACGAACCATTCAAGTCCAACTGAGCACGTTTGTTGTAGTATTCTGCTTCACGCATATTATACTCACGGCACTTATCTTTATCGTTTTCGGTTGCCGCACGTTCACACATTGCGTTCATTTCTTCTTCAGTGTATTGCTTGTGTTCTTCTGGATAATAGTTTTCTTCCCAGAAGTCATTCCAATCACTTTGAGTTGTCTCAAAATTAACTGAACGATTACCTTTCAGAAGAGAAAGAAGTTCTACACTCTTAGTGTAATACTTCTTGTGATACTCTACACTCTCACCGACACACTTTACAATAGTGTCATAGATGTCTTGTGGTGTGAGATCCTCACAATTCACAGCATCATTGACCCAGTTATCAAGTTGTTCGAGAGAATACTTCTTGTAGGAAAAGTCACTGCTGTGTGGATTGGTCGAGTTCATCGAGGTAGTCCTT